ATAAATCTTTCTCCACTATTAATAGTTTGGTTTCATACCCTTTATAAGATAATGCTTTTGCTAATCCTGACCAAGGAGTCCAGAACTCTATTTTGTTACAGTTTCTTTCTCTAGCCATATCTTCTATGTAATCCATATATTTACTAGCAGCATTACCTCTTTTATCATACGCCACCCAAATCAATAATGATTTAGTTGGTTTAAAAATACTTGGCTTTTCTTGCAGAATTATGAAGCTTTCACAAGGATCTTGCTCCACATCTACATAAAGCTCTGCTATCCCATTTACTATAGCTGTGTATATATCTTCTGGTCTCCATTCGGGTTTTGCTTGTTTTTCTATTTCCCGCAATCCCGGTGCTATGGAATCCCAGTAAATTCTTACATCAACTCGGGTTAACATTTTTCTTGTAAGATATCACTTTTTATATTATGTATCAAAGGTTTGGTGGGGTTGGAAATACAACTTCATCAATTAAATTTACCGCTTCATGTGTCTCTGGAAGATCTCTTAATGCTTGTCTGTAATTTTGCCATTCAAGTTTAGCAGCATCTGACAATGGTGAGTCTGGTAATTGGGTCCAATCACATTCAGCCAATAAATTATTTCTTTGATGTCTAGCTGAATCCCATACTGAAATAGACTGTTCAACTGGTTGTCCATCAATAATTTTGTATTTCTCTGCTTGATAAATGCCTTCAATGATTGATTGTCCTTCTTCTAAATTAATCTTATCAAGAGATGCATTAGTTGCACCACAGGTGCCTATCTCTCCTGTAGTTGTGTTGTATATTGTGTACTCTGTCATCTTATTGTGTGTTGTCTATAAATACATATAGTGATTGATATGTAGTTCTTAATTTAGTTATCCATCTTACTCGCCAATAAACTGTATCGGCAGTTGATCCTAATCCTGATATTGTACCATTGTAAGCAAAAACATAAGTTCTAAATGTTCCTGCGGCAAAGGTCACGTTCTGTATTCCCCCGGCTGCCTGAGTCCAGTTTGTGTTGTCAACACTGTACTCCAAAACACCATTGGTACAGTCACCATAAACACCTGACCATATAGCTTGATACTTGGCTCCATTCCTTACTTCCGATATAGATGTTTGTAAGTAAGTGCCCACTGTTGAGACTATCGTAGTAAAGTTAGACGAGGGTTGATGGAAAACACTACCAAATACTTGAAGAGGCACATAGGTTGGATTGGGAGTAGTGACTATATGGCTTTCTATATTAGAAGATACATTGGCAAAATGTTTAACCGCTAGAGTATTGGTATTAATTCTATCTGAATTTATTGTGCCTGCAGTAATTTTATCTGCTGATAAGTCATTTATGTGAACGTTTGAAATTCCACCATTGGCAATAAGCAAATTGCCAGAGCCATCGGTGTCTAGGGTTACACCATCAATCTGTATTCTATCTGCTGATAGGTTGCCAGTAATAACTGTTGTTAGGTCTGCAAAAGTACCAAACAGTTTATCAACACTCAAAGTTCCAATCTGAGCTGAAGTGATAGCACCATTTTGTATGTAAGCTGTTTCTATGTATGTTCCTGCTGGGACTGTTTCACCGTTCTGTGTAAAAGGTGTGGTAACTACAGTAAATGGCGTACTAACACCAGTACCAGAAGTGCCAACAACCCTAAATCTATCTGCTTGGAAAACAACATCACTGGTAGTTTGACCACTTGGGGATGTTGATGATGAGACCAAAAATCCTGCAATGTGTCCATTAGAGTTTACCTGAAGAACATATGAAGCATCAGCATAACCCTCAAGATCAGCTGTTGTAGTTAGTAGTGTTGTTATTGAAGATTCGTTATCTCCTACATCGGTTTGTAGCTGAGTTATTGAACTTGCTTGTGAAGTTATATTGCCTTCAGCCGACGTAACCCTAGTATCCAAGCCACTTATTGCTGTAGCGTTACCAGTAATATCCAAATCATTTGCTGTAATTTGAGATTGTAAAGAAGTTAACGAAGTATTAATCGAAGTAATACTACCTTCAGCTGTGCTAACCCTTGAGGTCAAAGCATTTAATGCTGTGCCAGTCGCATAGTCTCCATTAATAGTATTAACAGTAGTAGTTAAACTTGTTAATGACCCGGATATTGATGTAATGTCATTGTCATTACTTTGTACTTGTGTAGTTAAACTAGAAATAGAAGAACTGTTTGCACTTACATTTGAGTTGGTTGTAGTTAGTGAACTTTGTAAGTTTGTAATGGCTGAAGCATTAGCAGAAGTGTCTGTAGTTAAAGTAATAATATCACCTTGAGCTGTTGCTATATTGGTTGAGTTGGTTGATACAGTTGAACTTAAAGTATTGTATAAACTAATTAAAGAAGAATCTCTTGCTTTAGTCCAGCCATTATTAGAAGCATTTCGAACATACATTTGATTGTTGTCATCAGTGTCAATCCAAATATCTCCCGGTTGTAAAGATGTTCCATCGCTTCTTGCTGTTGGTGCTGAGGTAGACTTAATAACTCTTGATGCTGCAGCTGCTTCGTCTTCAATGGATTGTGTAATATCAGAAAGATCTGAATTTAAAGTAGCAAATCCGGGAAGGTCTTGTAATTGCTCATCAAGCAAATCCATTAAATGACCAATATCAGGAGCTGTGGTTGCTGATACTGGAGTTTCACTATGGAATGGACCAATTTCATCATTTCGGTTAACGTGTCTGACCCAGTAGTATTTTGTTGCTCCGTTACCCACTTCATGAGAAAAGATTGAAGCTGTTGTTTGTGCTAAGAATGTTTTTGTTGCAAAGTCATTACTATTATTAACCCATATCTCAGTATGTGAATGACCATCGTAGTTTGGATAGTCCCAGCTAATAGTTATGAACTGAAATGCTCCATTAGCTGATACTCCAGTAGGAGCAATTGGTCCATCAATATCTCTGCCTGTTCCGGGTCCAATAATTCCGCCGCCTCCAGTTAATGTGTATAGCTCTCTTGCTATGCCAGCATTGATTAAGTCTTGGAATGTTACAGCCTTATCAAGAAAGTTACCTTTCTCTCCTGTTAGCTGTTGTAATGTATCGTTAACTGATTGAGCGTATCTCTTGGCTTCTGGACTAAAATCTCTAGGGACAACAAAGCTACCCTTAGTTCCTTTTCTAACATTTTTAGTTGCTAGTAATTTCTTTGCCACTAGACAATCTCCTGTGGACTTTCATAAACACAAACTTCGTTTATGGTATCTGTACCCTCCAGTTGGATTTCGAATTCTTTGGCTCTGTATCCTCCCGGCAATCTAAACGGATTTGAGTTAGCAACTGATTCAGTATGTTTTAAAGAACCATCGGCATATAGTTTAAATGTTAGGCTGTTGTATGAATCGGCATCTACCTTAGCTACTCCCGGAGATATAGGTCTATTGGTATAGAACTGTTTTGACTTCCATGTGTAAGATCTTTTGGATGTGCCTCTGGTAAACTTCTTTAATAAGCCATCAATAACCAAATACAGCTCATCGTTTTCTCTATCGTTGTAACCTGCTGTTGCATAGAAATCTAGATCAACAAAGGCATTCTTTCCGCCTCTTGGATCAAATAAGAATCCTTTCTTGGATGAATTGTTAGAACCATCCCAAGTAAAACCAACGTACTTACCTTCGTATTCATAGCCTTCTACATTCTCTGGGTAATACTGTTGCCATTGATCTCTAGTGAATATTTGTTCAGTAACTAAATTAATACCTGAATTGGAAGCCAACACCAGCCCATCGGGAGAGGAATAGATTGCATACTCACCCATATCTACTAAAGATCTTTTATTAGCATTTGGTAAGTTAGCATCTATTTCAACCATAGCCATGGCACTAGGATCTGTACCTGAAGCTAGTAATGGTTTGCCTTTAGTGGTAACTAATAAACCAGAAGCAATTGATGCTATACCAACAATGTCATCTTTGGTTGTTAGTTGATTAGCCAATGGATATGAATGTGGTAAAAATGCTTCACTGAATAATAATGTGTTACCAGCAAAGCCAGCAGTTATACCATTAGGCATTGCTGTTATACCTAGCATTGGTCCATCTGGGTGATCTGCTGATACGTCATCTGGTGGTGCTAAATTGTCTGATGATTCTATTTCTTCCCCGAGTAGAGCGTCTATGACACTTTCTGTATAATTCCCTGATGATGTGCCGCTAATATCTGTTACAAATCTAAATACACCATTTACGTCTGTTCTGTATAGTCTTCTTTTTGAAATATTGTAGTTACCACTTGAAGCTGCAGGGATAGTTAAAGTA